CACGCAGCCAATTTCGTTGAACGCGCCTTGGATGCGCTGGAGTGGAAAGTCTGTGCCGCCCACGTCGTACCAAACTTCAACCGAGTCAGTACCAAACAGCCAAGCCTCGCGGTGGTCGACGTTGACCGCCACCAAGCCGTCAGGCGAGCCTTCAGCGCTTGCAAAGTCGAGTGGGTCAATGGATGTACCGTCCAAGAGCGCGGTAACCCACACACGCTGGCTATTTGGCTCGTTAAAGACGAAATAACCGTCAAGGTAGCCCACGGTCACAGCGCCTGGGAAATCGGGGTCTGTGATCTGTTTAAACTCGTTTGTGGACTCGTTGTAGATGTAGCTTGGGCCGTTGCAAGCGAAGAACAGTTGCGTGCCGTTGTCAGCAATTGACACGGGGCCGCCGTTGGCGATGTCGCCGATTTTGACGGGTGTGGCCGTCAAGCCGGTCATTTTGTAGACTTCAGTGCCTGAGACAACGTAGAAGTCCGCGCCGTTGGTCTGATGCGCCCACAGCGCCCTGATTGGGCCGGTGCCCACGGTCTGCTGGAACTGTAAACCTGGGGCGCGGTTTAAGAAGCCGGGTTCCTTGCCACCCTCGGGAATGACCTCGGGAAACAAATTGACCATGCGATTGTCCGCAGCATTGACGCTGCGGGCAACGTAGCTGGAGCCAAGGATCGGCGTCTTCATCAGTAGTTACCGGCGTAGATGTTAAAGCGCTGGCGATTGGCCACCAATGCGTAAGGCAGTGCCATCACGTCATCAGGGTTATTGATGCGCTTCAAGTCGCGCTTAGAAGTCATGGCGATGCGCTGCACTTGTGGGCTTGGCTCAACGCCAAACTCAGGGGCAAACTCCATGGCTAAGTTGTACGTGAAAGCACGTAGATAGCCAGGCGGGAAATACATGTTGGTGGCTAACGTGGCGGGTTTGTTTAACTCCTCCACAGAAATCATGTGCCACTCCAAGTCTTGCGTAGGCTTGGGATAAACGGTCAGTGTAATGTCGGGGAAGCCCATGTTAACCCAGCAAACTTGCGGGTATGTGGACGTGACATTTTTAACGGCGATGCCGTCATACTGTTGTTGGTTAATGAACTTGATGCCGTACGACACGCCGTTGGGCGCTTTGTAATACGTTGCATCGTCCATCAAAATTGGGCGCAAGCCTACAAAGTCGCCCGATGGGCCAAGTGTGCGGCTAATAAAGCCAGCAGGCCAAGTGTAGACTTGATCTTGCGTAACGAATGTGGACAGACGTTCTGTGTCCCACGATTCAATCATCTGATTGAGCGCCATGAGCGCGTCTTGCGACATGGAAGCTGACGGCGTCTCGCCCTCGGCCAAAATACCTAACAGGCGCAAAGCGCGGTTTATCTGATCTCCCGCCGTAAACGTAGTCATTTAAAGCCCCTTTCTTGCCGCCCATCGGGCTTTATTAGCTATAGAAATTTTTTGTTTTGCTTCATCAGTGTGGTAGCGGCCAGTGCTGCTAACGCTAATTTTGGCTCTTGTTTCAGCAGAAAAAATTTTATTTTTGTTTAGCTCGGATAAACGTTTTTTCTGTTCTTCGCTTGTTGTACAAACGCCTTTTTTGGCGTTTGATATGTTTCTTTTATGTTCTTCAGAAAATATTTTGACTTTAGCCGCCGCGCTCATTTTAGCGCGGGTTTCATCAGAATGTTTTGTGCCTAATGGAGAGTTGGCAACAGGGCGCCCGTTATATGCTGGCGCAAAGAAATTTATCCAAAATTGCTCACGTTCAATTAATTTTGATTTGTCCGCAACGCATTCAATAATTTCCCAATCAAAATGCGCTTCGCCATATTTGTCATGCGCGCGCTGAAGGCGTGAGCTGTGATGGCGTTGTTTGGCTAAAGCACGGCGATGCGCAGACCATCTACGATTAACAACCACGGCAGAACCAACGTACATATCGCGTGTCGTTTGATTCACAATGGCGTAAATGGCGGATGCCATGTTCAGACTCCTTCGGTTGCTTCCTCTGCCGGTTTACGGCGGCGCTTTGTCTCCAACGTATTTACGGGAGCCGCCTGAACAGGCGTGTCTGGATTGTAGCGCGTCCAGCCATTTTTTTCATCTGCTTCGGCCTCAAGTTCCATTGTTGCAACTTTGGCGCCGTGGATGGGGTGTACAAGTGTGATGTTCATAATAAAAAGGGGGTGTTTAGCCCCCTTTGGTTTAGGCTGCGCCGTGAATAATGCAATAGTTGATGACAACAGCTTCAGACAGCGTGCCGCCTGAAATGTTGCGCAACGTAATGCTGACAGAACCAGTAGAAAGCGCGTTGGCAAATACGTTGTATGAGCCAGGGGTCGCTTGACCGCCAGAGATTGTCAAGATCACAGTGTCGTTAGCGCTGATCAAAGCGTTGTTCAAAACAAACGTCGCATTGGTAGCGGTAGCCAAAGACGCATTGTTCATTGTGATGCGGCCCATAGACTTGTCCAGCGTTACCGCTGTAGACTTGCTTGTGGCTTGAGTCACAGTGCCTTGCGCCGAAGCAGCGTAGCCGATTTCCTCGGTTGCGTACATTGTGCTGAATTCAGGATCCAGATATGCGACGCCAGTAGCTTTGGTATTTGACATGATGTTTCCTTAAGAAAGGGGGCCGAAGCCCCCGTTCAATTAGGCTGTCTTGTAAACAGTCCAAGCAGCGTCGCCAGTTTTACGGAATGTAAACTGGGCGCTAGAGGTGACAGCAGTGGCCACGAAAGCGTTGCCGCCGTCAGTGATGCCAGTTGCAGTTGCCAAAGTCACAGTACCAGAAGAGGTGCCAGTGTTGACAATGTTCAGCGTAAATGTGCTACCAACTTTAGCGCTGGTCACAACTGCGTCGATAGCAGCGGCGGTAGGCAAAGTGTAAGTAGCGGCAGATGTGCTGGGGTTAGCAACCAAGATCTCGCCAGTCACTTGAGCAACTGTCAAAGTTGCTGTAGATGTAGCGGTTTGGGGTGCTGCGCCGTAGCCAATCGTGAGTTCGTTGAGGTTACCGTCACCAAGTTGGTAACCGCCTGCGCCATTAGGTAAAGCCATGATAATTTCCTTTCAAAGATGTATACGAAGAAAGGGGCCGAAGCCCCAATCAATTAGCCCCACATGCGGACGGCCATTTGTGGACGAATTGTGTTATAGCCATACAACACGTCGATACGGCAAGGCATACGGTCGTTGTTGATGTCGTACTGACGAACAACGCGCAAGCTGATACCGTTATGAACTGCACGGGCAGCCATGTCAACGCCTTGTGGCAACAACAAGTCAGCGGTCGCAAATGTGATCGCATCTTTGTGGTAAACCAAGTTCTGAGCGTAGGTGCTAGAAGCAGCGCCCACGAACACGACGGCAGCGCCGGAAGCAGGGAAGCTGTCCACGGTAGCCAAAGCGTTTGCAGAAGTGTAGATAGGAGCAACAGTGATGCTACCTTCGCCGCTTGAACCCAAAGTCACGTTTGCAGTAGCAACGAACTGGAACAAGGAGCCAGTAGATTCACGTGTTTGTGGGTTGACAGCATAGCAGCCAGCCACAGTGAACACGTCACCAATCTTCACAGTGCCTGCGTTGCCAGCGCCAGTGATAGCGATGGTTGTAGCGCCTTGTGTAGACACAGAAGCAGACAAAGTACCGCCGGTGGCAGTGCGTGAGCCAGTTGTGAACTGCTTGATAGACTGAGACATGTTGATCTCGTCATAGCCCAAAACACCAGTGCCCATCATGCCGTTCTTGAACTGCTTGCTGATGGTGTCTGTTGGGTTGAACAAGCCCTTCAAGCCTTCGACCAAACCAGCGTTAGCGGCTGGGTTGACGGTGGCGTAACGGGGGTTCATCACAGCAGCGTTCTCGTTCAGCTTCTGCTGGGCTTGGAGCAAGACCAAAGAAGTAGAAGGAGTTGTACCAGGTGTACCGACAGAGTTACCAATGCCAAGATAGGCGTTAGCAACGTCAGCGTCGATAGAAGAGGCCAACTGGCTGATACGAGGCTTCAAGACACGCTCAGCGAATTCGTCCAACTGCATTGTCAATTCAGCAGATGTGAAGTTAACGCCGATGTGCTTTTGTGAAGCAACAGTCAGTGTGGTGTACTGCTCGTTGTCGTCTTGCACTTGCAAGGCAGCGCCGTCAGTCACCAGAGCGCGGTCGGGTAAACGGATACGCAGTGTGGAACCAATCTTAGCGCCTTCAACAGCGAAAGAGTCGTCGTACTGGCGGTTCACGTTACGTGTGATAACCAAGTTGTTTTCAAGTATTTCCAGCGATTTGCGGGTGATCATGTCGATCGTTAAGATGCTATTAGACATGTTAGTCCTTTCAAAAAATTAGCGGTTGCGTTGCGCTTCCCACTTTTTAACCTGGCGTTGACGCTCGGCTTCGATCCATTGCGAGGTTGTCATGGACTTGACTGATCTAGGATCGGTCGTGTCATGGCTCGTTGAACCAGTCGAACGTGCAGTTACCGGACTAATCGGTGCTGGCGCGTTTGAAGTTTTTTTGACCGGAGGATCGGAGGCCAATTTGGCTTCAATCTTTCCAATCTCTTTTGCCTGCATGAAAGGCGACAATTTGGAAATTCGAGCAGCTTCTTTGACATTAGATCCCAAGAAGTAAGCTACTTCGGGGCCAACGTCAGAGGCGTAAATCGCTTCAGCCATGACTTCAGTGATTGGCACGTTAGGGTTACGGGCTACTTGATCGTAGTCGTCGTATTTGTCCCTGACCTTTTCCTCACTGTCGGCATAAGCCTCCATGATCTCAGCTTGTTGCTTGGCAGCATCTCGTTGGGCGACAAGTTCTTGGGCTTTCTGAAGGGCCAGTGCTTGCGCATACTCTTCAGGGTCTGTGAAATTGTCTGCAACGGGTGGCGTGGACTTTAAGGTCTGCGCTTCAGCTTGCCTTGCGGCTTGATCTCTTTCCCATTTGCGCTGTTCTCTTGCGAGGCGCTTACCGATCATTGCGTCGATTTCAGCTTGCGTATAAGTTTTTTCCGCTGGCTGGTCTGTCTGCTCTGTCGATACTTCCGGCGAATTAACTTCGGGTTCAGGGGCAGCCGTTGCTTCCTGTTCCGGCGCGGGTACTTCCGCTAAGATTTCATTTTCCATTTTGATTCTCGAAGAATCCCTGGTCTACTGGGCCAGTACAGTTTACATATTACTGCAATTCTGCTTTGGGCGTCAACGCGTCTTTCAACATTCTGAAGAACGCGTCGCGGCCAACTTGGATCTGGTCGACGTTGAACTTGGCTGACGCAAGTTTGCGGTCAAGATCCGCGACATGGTTGAGCAGCGTTTGCTGCTCAGGTGTCATGTCTTCAAATTGGTACTCTACGTCGTCGATTGTCACAGGGGTTTTGGCTTTTGTCATATTAGACTCCATGGTTTGCAAAATTTAAATGGTATTTTAAGCGGGCGGCTTCAATAATTTGTTTAGCCGCGTCGAGGCTTTCGTATCGGCCTAAGTATTGTTGTTTGTCGCCAAACCACAACTGAGCTTTCCATTTCCTTTTTGACTTGCACCAAGAAATGCCTTTGACCCCAGATTTGTTGTCACTTCTTAACTTAGCATTTCGCATGTTTTCAGAGTGACTAGCTAAACGCAAGTTTTCAATCTTGTTGTTAAGCGGATTGCCGTCAATGTGGTCAATCTCGCCTGTCAAGTCAAAACCATGCCATAGCCAAATAAGTCTATGTTCAAGATATGGCCTACCAAACAATTTGATGGCCAGATAACCGTTGCCATTTGAATGGGCTTTACCCCCTTCTACAGCGGTTCCTTTGTTTACTTTCCAAATTAGACTGCCGTCGTGGTAATCGAAAAGTGATCTTACAAGTTCGCAATCTATGGGGATCTGTTCATTTTTTCCCATGATGTTTCCTTTGATGTGCTGCCAAAAATCAGGTGGCAGCTTCCTGTAAAGGTGTCAGGTTTTCTGTTGTCCAAAAATTTTTAGCCAACATAATTTTTAAATGTTCTTTATTGCGTGACAAGCAGTCTGCCCATTCTTCAGCAGTCATGCCTTCTGGCTGTCCTGCGTTGATTAAATTGACGGAATCCATTGCGGAACTGAGGTGCTTGGCAATTTGTTCTGGTGTTAGTGTTTCAGTCATGTTTTACCTTTCAAGGATGAGTTGCTTTGTATGCGTCAAATTCTGCTTTGAGTTCTTGGATGGCTTTGACAAGAACTGGAATAAGTTTTCCATAACCTGCTTCAAGTTTTTCGGGATTATCTTCAAATACGAGGCCGTTAATTTGAACACCAGTAGTCACTTGCACCGCTTGCAAATCTTGAGCAATAAATCCAGTGTCTTTTTCGCCAACTTTTCCACCATCACGCATATTCCATTCAAATGCAACGGGGCGTAGGGCATTTACAAACGCAAGTCCAGCAGGTAGGTCAGTGATATTGGTTTTGTCTCTTGCATCCGACAAACTCGTAATGGTTGTAACATTACAACGCAATGTGGCAATACTGCTGTTTCCCAAAGTTATTGTGTTGCTAACTGTTGCGCTTGATGCTTGAGCGTCATAACCTAAAAAACTGTTGTTTGAACCTGTGGTAATTGTGTTCCCTGCCCCAGCGCCAACTGAAGTATTGAAATTTCCAGTTGTTATGGCACTAAGTGCGTAAGTTCCAAGTGCAACTGAATTCTCGCCTGTTGTGGCCGCTTTAAAAGCGTTGTCTCCCATAACCACGTTTGCGCCACCTGTCGTTAAAGCGTATCC